TCTATCGCGTTGGGGAAATTGCCGACCATTTTTGCTGATATATAGTATGGCGCGCTGGGGTGCGCTGCAATAGCGGCACAGGTAGAGTAATAGCAATGGTGTTGTGTAATGGCTAGTAAAGCCCGCCCGGATGGGAGGCAATGCTCTTGCCCTTGTCTTTGTTCTTGCCGAAGTTAAGCGTATCCCAGGCATCAGAGAAGTCGGTGGCTTCCTCGCGTGTGGTGAGTAACTTCCACTCGCTGCTCTTGTCTTTTTCAAAGCCGCGCTTGCCTTGTTTAAGTGGCGCTTGGTTCATGCTGAGCAGAAGGTATTTACAGTTTGTTTTATTAAACTGTTGGCGGGCAAATGCAGGGTCTTTACCCTCAAGCGACTTGGCGCTTACCAGGTACTTATCATGGTGGTGGGGTGCTTGCCCTATGTATTTAATAGTTACTGCCCACCCATTTAATGTAAGCACCTTAACCACTTCATCCCTGTAGTTGGTATTCGTGCGACCATCAGCAGGCAAGGCGGTATGGTCGTGCCAGTAGTTTACCTGCTTGCGCCCGTGGTATCGGTAGTAATCACAGAAATCCTGCACCAACTTTTGTATAAGCTCAGGGCGCTTTACATACATACCGTTAAGGGTCCAGTCGGTGTGGTCGTATGTTTGCTGCACGACCAGCGTGTTAATGTAAGAGCCATAGTCAAAAGCAATATCCAGCGGCAGATCATCGCGCAGGTCTGCATCCTTCCGGCAGTGGTTAGTGTCGTTCTGCAGCTTATCCATATCATAGTCAAGGCTGTCAAGATATTGGTAGTTTACAGCATCGTATAAATGTGCATCGGTAATATTATAAAAGCAGTTTTCTACCAGCTCAAAGGCCTTGTTTAAAACTTCCACGGCAAACATGAGGTCGGTCATGGTTCTGCGCAAGCCCTTAACATAATCCCACTTCAGGTGGGTAATATTATCCCAAACATCAGCCTCATTATAATAAACACCCTCTTTGCTTACATACCAGCGCACCTCATTCTTTAGCTTAACCATTTCGCGCCAACATTCCTGCTGTTCGTTGCGGTTGCTGCTGTCAATCATTTTAATTCCAAGCGCTACTATCCGGTTAAGCTTCTCGCGGTAATCGTTGCCATCTTCAGCATAGTATTTACCAAAATCATCAATCCATTTAAACTCAGAGCCAAAGCCTGCGCTGGTGCTTAAGTGCACGCTATGGTGTAGCTTACACTTGCGAAATATATCGCGGTTGCCACGGTTGGCTGTTAATGAGCCCGTTTCAAGCTTTGTGCGGTCAAGGGTAAGCGCCTCATCCGCTGTAATACTATCAACGTTCAAGCCACGGGCATCACCCGGGCGGTCTTGGCTTATAATCTGAAAGAGCGCACCCGTAACCCATGCCATTGTATTATCATAGCTGCCGGGCTTTTCATAGCAGGTGGGCCAGTTCTTTGGTGGCTTTTGATTAAGCACAAAGTGCACGTTTTGATAATAACCAATCCTTTCAAGCGATGCAATAACCCCTGGCAGCGTTTTAGTAAGCACCTGCTGATAAGTGCGCCCCTCAATAATGTTTTTACTGCGCGGCATTTCAAAGGCAATCTTTTCTAATCTCCATGCGTGGCCGGTACTTTTACCCGTTCCCCTGCTCCACTTATCTACAGTCATGGGTGCGCTCAATAGCTGGCTAAGCAGCTGCGGGCGGTTGGGTGTAATAAGCCTGATGGGTAATTTATTCGCTGTCTGCTCCATCCTCAATAAAGTCAATAGTATCGGGTGTCATTGCCTTGTAAACATTATCAATAACCCGCTGCTTTTCATCTTTGGGCAAGCGTTCAAAATCCTTTAATGAAAGGGCCTTTGCATCCGTATCAGCGCCACCCATGATAATGATAACGTTGTTGTGCTGCTGCACCATGCTTGGGTCAATTTCCTTATCATCAGGGCGGTTGAGCTGCAAAATATCAATCATGTTTTTGCGCGCCATATTCATGCCGCGCACATCCTTTCTGAGCTTTGCAAACTCGTAATCGCTTTGTGCACCTTCAAACATCAGCGCCCGCCAGTATTCCTTATTCATCATGGGCATAGCACCCCAAACCTCCTGCGCAAGTGAGCAGTATCGGTAAGCCGTTGCCTGGCTTATTTCACTAAAATGTGTTTGTAGCATTTTTACAGCCACACTCAGCTTATGCACACGCATAAGGTTATGCGCCACATCTATACGCTCCCACATTTCGCGCATTTTAGGTGGCAAATCATCGGCTTTGCCCCCAGTAGTAAAGTGCTCAATTAATACATCTTTTTCTGAGCGGTTTCTTCCGGTTAAAATCATGCTTCATTTATTAGGTTTTCAAGCCGTTGCTTTTCTTCCTGCAGGGCAGCAAGCTTTGCGGCATCGCCCCTTTTTTTGTATTTGCTTATTTGTGCCATAACGTTTGCGTGTTTGCGGACCAATTCAATCCCCCGCCTTACTGCTCCGGGTGCCGGTTTGTCGGGCAGGGCAGTTTCGTCAATCTTATCGCGCTGCCACCTTTCAAGCGTGCGCCAAATAGCTGCCCGCTCATCCTCAATATCAAGTATGCGCAGCGCAGCCTCCAGCCGCGCTTCTTTTTTAGGCAAAAGCAAAAGCTGAGCGTGCAGCCTACCTTGCTCACGGCTTAAGTCAGCCTTTTTTATCCATAGTTTTTTTAAACCATCGGTAAGTCCGTTGTAGTCAATCCACATCTTTTTGTTTTCGCTGTGGCGCTCATAATCTTCGGGTGCTGTTATGTATTTACCGGGTGTTTTCTTTGTTTGGGCAACCTGTGGTATATCTGCAGCGCTTTGCTCGTCATAGATCTGCTGCAGCGCCCGCGCAAGCTTGCTGCGGGTAAACTCATTTTCACCGCTGCGCAACAGGGTAAGCATGGTGGCGCTGCCTCCGTGCTCCTGCAATAATTCTATGCCCGCGCTATAATTGCGTGTACCCTTTAGCCAGTGCGCTATTTCAGCGTAACTCATACCCAAATTTCCACAACCCCTTCCAACCAAAAAAGGACAAATAAAAAAGTCCCGCACTGCTGCGGGACTTTTCCACCAAAACCAATCATGAAAACCTGAGATACCCCTACCTCATTGCCGTCAATCCGCAGCTTCAGCCTTTTGCTTTTTTGCCTTTTTAGGGGCTTCGGCCTTTGGATTTATATAAGTAAACTTCGGGTTGTCGGCCAATTTTTGAGCCTGCTCTACGGTCAAGTGAGCCGCTGTAAAATCAATCTGCCCGAAGTTAAACTTTTCAGGTAGAAGAGGCGAAACTTCAAATTTCGCCTCCACTTCCTGATTTATGCTTTTTGCCATTCTAGTTATTAGAAGGTGTTATCAATGGTGCCCTCGTAAAAAGTAAGCGAGTTGGTAAAGCAAGTAATCTCAATATCATATCCTGCACCATTTCCGCTGCGGGTATTGCTTTTCCATGTTGCCAAAACTTCGCACTCAGCGCCTGCAGCACCCAACTGCAATACTTTGCCATCGGCCATCGGCACCAATACAATAGCATCAAGGTTTTTCCAGTTGCGCTCAGCCTCACCAAATATTTTGTTGCTGCCCGGGTGAAACGCTTTGAACGTAATTTTTTTGCTTCTGCCATCGCGGCTGCCAATGTTTTCAACCGTTACCTCACCGGTATCATCGGTAATATACACTTTTGCAAATGCTTTACCTGCTGAAAAAGCGTGGTTGGAGCTGATAGTAACTTCATCACCTGCCGAAGAATATGAATCATACGTTTGCAGCGTAGAAAAATCATTTACATCGGCAATGTGGAAAAACTTTTTTGTACCACCGTTTTTATCAACTGTGGTGTCTTTGGTTACGTTGGCTAATGAGTATGCCATAGTTTATTTAGTATTTACAGGTTTTACAATGTTTTGCCCTTCCAGCGCCAGTATGGCTGCCGCAAGGTCTTTATCCGTTTCAAGGTCGCTGGCTTTGTAGCTTTGCCCCTCAAAATGAAAAGAAGGAGTTACCACTTCAAAATCTTCTTTGCCTATGGTAATCAGTTTTTTGCCCGATGCGCCCGCCTTTTCGGCTGCAGTCACCTTTGCATTAAGTTCGACAATAACTTCGTGAGCCTCTTCAAGCTCAGTCTTTTCAATCTCGGGTTTAGCTTTTTTAGCCATTTTTTATTTTTGTAATGGCTGTTGGCTATCAGCTAAACGCTAATGGCCAACAGCCCGTTTTATTCTTAAGCCTGATCGTTTACAACAACTGCACTTAAATCAGCAATCTGGCAACCTACTTCAGTCAAAATACGACCTTCAATCAGGTTACGGCTTTGTGAAGCTGCTACACGCATTCCGCTTCCGAAACCAACAACCAGGTTGTCAGCAATAGTTGCTATAATTCTGTTTGAAGAGCCCATCCATGAAGCCACCTTTAACTTCCAGCTTGGGTAGTTATCAATTTGATACTCGCCATCAGCTGTAGCTTTAAACTGGAAGTTGTAAAGTGAGCGATAACGCTGTACATAGTAATTGAATACTGTGCGCGATACTAAAATAACACCACCTTTTTGCACCATCCACTCAGGGAAGGTTGCAATCATAGCATCTACTTTTTCAACTGCGTTGGCAGAAGTAACCGCTCCTGTTGCTACAGGTGTAATGTTAGTTGCAGTAATCTCGTCAGCCACAATGGTTAAAAACCCATCAGCAATAGCTGCAGCAGTTGAGCCCGATGCGTTGTAGTTACCTGCACCAAGCACACTGTTATTAATAGCAGCCATAAAAGCCTCGCTTAATACGTTAAGCGAAAACTGATAATAAGGGTCAGCCGCACCTTTTGCAAGGTAGGTGTTAAAATATAATTCAGGATCATACAAGAAATCCCATTTAGCCTTGCGCGCTGTAAGCGTGCGGTCAGTTCCCACAACACCTTGCGATGCGCTGTCATCGTTTTCGCGATAAGGGCGCGGGTTACCTGTAGCAGAAAGCTTCGGTAATACTTCCGGCTTATCAAGGTTTTTCAAAACAAGAATACCTTGCCCATCAAGGTCTAACTTGTTTACATTGTTCATTAAAATCTGCCCGCCAAAGTTTACAAAGTCGGTGGTCAGTGCTGATAAATCCGGTGTTGCTGCCATGGTAATTTATTGTTTTTTGTTTGTTGTTTTTTGTTTAGTTTAAATTTGCCCTTTAGCCTTTTTTTCTCTGGCTATTCTGTCGTAGCTGGTTTCGTTATATGCCGGCTTTACTTTCTCAATGTTATCGGCAGCCTCCTGCACAGTAGCCGCAGGATCTACAGCCTTTGCTTTCAATTCTTCATGCGCAGCTTTTTCAGCAGCCAAAGCAGCCTGTGCCTGAACCAGCTCTGCCTGAGCAGATACAAAAGCAGCAAGCTCATCATGAGTTAAAATGTTTTTTTCGGCTGTCATAGCCTCAATTTCAGCCATCACAGCCGCTTTATCCGCATCATTAAGCGCAATTTTGCCCTCGCTGATAGCGTTTTTTAAAGTTGAAAAGTTCATTACTTCTTCTTTTTTAGGTTTAAAGTTTACTGCCTCGCGCAAACGGTTTACAATGCCCGCCACAAAATTCTCTTTGTTATCAGTACCGCGTTGTTTAGCATAAAAAGCATAAACATCAGTAATACTCATAGCTGCAAGGTTTGCAGGCACGTTTTCTGCCGGGCGGTTAATTACTTCATCAATAAGCTTTGCACCAAGCGCCTCATCGGCACTTAAAGTATGATCCTGAAAATCCAGCCATTTAGCCATCACTTCCTCAACAGTCATTCCTGTTTTTTCGGCAATTGAAATAGCAAGGCTGTTATCCAGCTTCTGCATCATTTCAACGGCTCCGGCTAAATCTTTGCTGTTGCCCATGGCACCGCCATAAACATTATGAATAAGGATGGTGGCGTTCTTAGCCGCTGCAACCTTTTGTCCGGCCAGCGCGATTATACCCGCCATGCTGTAAGCAATACCATCCACAAACGTATTAACAGGCTTTTTAGCCTGTAAAAGCATATTATAAATTGCTACACCTTCAAACACATCGCCACCCGGTGAGTTTATACGCACATTAATGGTATCAACAGAAGGGTCAGCCTCCATTGCGCTTAACTGAGCCTTCACCGATTTAGCAGTTACGCCCTCACCGGTCCAGAAATCAGCACCAATAATATCGTATATAAGTAGCTCGCCTGTCATTATTGTAAAAGCCCTGCCGCCTGAAGCTTAGCCTCAAGCTCATTAACCTTTGTTTGTAAATTGATAATTACTTTTAAAACACTTTGCCCTTCATCTGCCGAAACAAAACCATAAGGCGATGAGTTTGTTAAATTCGCAATAGCATAATCGGGTGTGCCCGGTGCCGATGCTGTAACTGTAGTAAGCGATGCTGTTAAAGCAGTTGCTGCCGCTACCGATATAACCGGAACCCATGCAGTATTATTATATACGTTTAAAGCGTTGGTTGTTGTGTTATAAATAAGTAAACCTTTTGCAGCTGTACTGTCCGCTGTGCTGGTGCTAACATCCTCCAGAATAGCATTGCGCTGTGTAGTAGTCATGCGCGGAACCAAAACACCACTGGTAGTGCTGTTTACTTCCAGCCCTGCATTTTCGCTGGTGCCTACAGTTGAAGAAGATATTACCGCCTTGGCTACATAAGCCGAATCGCCAACAACTAAATTTTTTTCAAACTTAGAGTCAACATTAGAAATAATCTTTGGATAAGTAATTTGCGCCTGCGTTACAGTTGCAAATAAAACAAGTGTAAAAAGTATAATTATGTTTCTCATTGTATAATTCAGTATTTTGACGATACAAATATTGCACGGCACAAAGCCTATAAAAAGGACAGGTTTAAAACCGCCATTATTACCGCACCTTATAATCAATTATTTTGCGGTTATCCACCACAAAATCGCCCTCCTTATTAATAAGCTCCACTACAGCAAACCCCTTATTGTGTTTGCTTACCTGTGGGTTATACTCAGGGTTTACTGATGTAAGGCAGCCAACACTCCAGCATCCGGTTACTTTGCCCTTAATATCGGTTTCAATATGCTCACTGCTTCTGTGGCAGTGCCCTATCATTATACTTGCGTTGGCTTTTGTAAACGCACCACGGGCAGGATTAACCGGAGCAAATACACCCTTTACAATATGGTTACCATGCGCAATTACCAGCTTGCCGAAATGCATGGTGCGCACATTCTTTACATAATCAATATGCATTTTTTTGCAGTCCAGCAGGTTTTCCAGCTCAATAGATGGCAACCCCCAAAACTCAGGCGCTTTTTGTATCAGGTAATTTTCAACCCTTATATCATGGTTGCCCTCATGTAAAATAATTTTACAGCCCAGAGCAGCCTTAATGTATTTCAAAATCTCTTTACCCTGCTCAATACTTTCAAGCATGCGCGGAGCGTTTGGTTTGCTGATGTATTTGCTGATGGTGGTAAAGTCCAGCAAATCACCATTAATAATAACCGCATCAACACTTTCGTTAAATCCATACTCAAGCGCAATATCCAGCGCCTTCATATCCACATACGGTATGTGAGTATCGCCAATAACCAGCACTTTTTTAAACCGCTGGTTAATAAGGTAAGGAGTTACATCGGCATGGTCGGCCTCCTCTATTTTACTTTCAGCCCTTAGTTTTGCCAGGCGATCAAGAAACGAAACATTAACGGCAGCTTGTGCAATGTGTTTTTTACCAACCCCTGCTTTACCCATTACCTGCAAAACCACTTTCCGGGCCCTTTCAATATCCTTAAAAATAAGCGGGTATTTGCTGTGTAGCAATTTACCAAGTGTGCGGTGCGCGGTTGTTTTTGGGTTGTCTGTTATTACCTTGCGGGCAAGGTCAAATTGCGTCACCTTTTGCTTTGGCATTTATTGCTGTTTTGGTTTAACTTCCTTTGGTTTATCAAAATACCGCTCAGCCTGTAATTGCCTGAGCATGTAAAGTATATCTTCTGCCTGTTGCGATGCAGTGTCAACCCGCGCTGAAGCCTCGCGTATGTGTTTTGCCATTATTGCTGTATCAACTAAGGCTGGCTTTGGGCACTGTGCCAGACTAACGGTTGCTATAAATGGTGTAAACCATTTTATACATCTCGCTGTTTTGCTGAGTAAGCACATCCACTTTTTTGTTTAGTTCCTCTTGCTGTGTTTGCAGGCGAATAAATCCATCGCGCTCGTCATTCAGTTTTTCAATATTTGTTTTAAGCTCGCCAATCTGATACTGGCTGACTGCAATATTTGAAACCAAACCAACGGCAACCACTATAATGCCGATGTAGTCCTTTACCTTAGTTACCGTTATTTGCTGGCTCATTATTTTTTAATAATTCGGTTTTATCAGCGCTTGATTTTGAGCTTCCAAAAAAGTAATTAATAATGCCGGCTATAATAGTACCCAACACAAAGCCCTGGGTGGTATCTGCTATTCTTACGTTTGGCTCAGGTATTTCACAAAACGTGGTGGTAAATACATAAACAATGGCTGCTATACTCCACATAACAGCAAGTAAGGCCTGCACCGTGTTTTTTCCGAAGAAAAGCTTTTTAAAGGTTTCGCTCATGGTTTGCTGTGTTTAAAGTTCGCTTACCACCTGTTTGGTGCGCGCAATAAGATCACTATCCTCAAACTGACCTATCTCTTCATAGGTAGGCGTTGTTTCGGAACTCCAAAGAGTAAGTGTTTTTTTTTGCCCTGCTATTTCAACGTGAGCAATTACCTCCGTAAAATCATCTTCGTATTTAAGATATTTAAAGTCGGTGATGTTTTCTTTTTGTTCCTGAACAACCACAACCTCTTTAGGTTGGTCTAATGTTAATTCTATTGGCATGTTAATTTATTTATTGATTAATAATAACGAACTGTTGTTTCAACCCCTACACCGTGCAAGCCTACGGTTTCGCCTCCGGGAGCTTCGCTTTCTACAATAATGTAGTAAAAGGTTCCTTCCACGGCAGCTTCGTCAGCAAAATTGTAGGTCGTAGTGGTTAATCCTGCTCCGGTCATGGTTTGCTGTGCGCCAATAACGGTATAAGCAGTTGCTGCGGAAGTAATACTCTTTTTAACAAATGTAACCAGCACCCCGCCAGATGCTCCGGAGCTACTCCATTTTACACGCAGACGCGAAAAGTTTGTGCCCGGCTGAAAATTTACCGGAAAGGCTATAATACGCGCATCTGCTGTAGTGTGTAAACTATCAGCAGTACCACTCCACGAACCTGATACGGTATGATAATTAGCTACCGATGACCAGTCCTCCCAGCGCGTATAGGTGCTGTAAGTTTGCCCGTCTGTATTTACGCGAAATCTTTCGGTTGCTGTGTTTAGCGTAGTGCCGCCAGCACCGGCTGCACCTATTTTTACTATTAAAGATGCACCGGTTCCGCTGCCAGTTCCCAAACTTGGCTGCAACGTTAAATCTGCGGTTGAAGTTTGGTTGGTGCCCGTTTCATTTGTATTTCTAATCAATACACTGGTTGGTGTTGTATTTGTATTTCCATTGCCAACTAGTAGTTCATTTACACCTATTGTACTTGCCCGACTTAATGCATCTGCTCCGCCTATGACACATTGATTATTTGCCGATGTAATTGCTCCTACACCTATAGCTATTGATGCAGTGTGTGCGGGATTACAATCAACACCCACGCCAATAGCTCCTAAACCATGAGTTAAATTACGGCTCACTCCATACCCCATCATTACTCCGTAATTATTGATAGTTCCTCCGCTTCCTGCTCTTTGACCTACAATTGTAACAGCATCAGGCGCAGAAGCGCCTATTCCCTCATAATTAATAATTATTCCTGAATTTGGGCTTGCTGTTGTAGCCCCTATAACAATACCACTTGATGAATTTCTAAATGAAGACGCTCCTGTTTTAAAACCAGATGTAGATGTTAAAATATTGTTTGTTTTATCCCAAGTCAGATCTGCATCACCGGCAGATGCTCCCGCATCATTAAATATAACCTGTGTAGTGCTTCCTGCTACTGGTCCTGTTGCTCCCGTAGCACCAGCGGCTCCTGTTGAGCCATCTGCACCGCTTGGGCCTGTTGCACCCGTTGCACCCGCGCTTCCTGTAGCTCCATCTGCACCGCTAGGCCCTGTTGCTCCATCTGCGCCACTCGGTCCGGTTGCACCCGTTGCGCCTGTGGCTCCTGTTGCACCAGTTGACCCTACGCTTTGCACCCATGCCGAGCCGTTGTAGTAATAAAAACCGGTGGTACCATCGGTTTGGTAAATCATTAATCCGGTTGCGGGTGATGCAATGGCTGATTTTTGGGCGGCAGTCATGCGCGGCACCAGAAATCCTTTGGCGGTGCTTTCCAGTTCCAGTATGGCGCTGGCATCAATGGCTGTGCTTTGGCCTATGGCCATGGTAGCGGTGCTGGCATAATTCCAGTTGCCCTTCATTAAAGGGTTGGTTTGGGCGGTAGCCCCAACAGCTAACAGCCAACAGCTAACGGCTAAAAAAAATGTTTTTTTCATCTTATATATATAATACCCTTACCACCGTTCCGGCAGTAAATGCATCGGTTAATGTAAATGTTGTGGTTGCCAGTGAGTAATCCGTATCAGCCAGAAAAGCCTGCCCAACCTTTACCGCCACTATTGTTTTACCCTCAAGGTTTTCAAGCTCATAAGCAAGGTCGCTGCCCGTAGTGCTGAAAATCTCAACCTTAACACCATAAATAGCAGAAAGCTCATCGGTAAATACTACATTATCCAGTATTTCCTCAAATTGTGCCTGCGTTGGCGGGTAATATGTTTTGGCTATGTCACGGTTTGCACTCATGCTACTTTTACTTTATTTCCTATGGTTATTAATCCCGCAGTATTTACAAGCGCCTGCGTTGGCGTATAATTATAAGCTGGTGCCGGACGAGTTACCGTAAACGAAATCTCAATTTCGTTGCGCTCGTCAAAACTGCCTTTGCTTCCGCGTTTGTTAATACTGAAAAAACAGGGCTGATCCTGGCTGCCTATAATTACATTTTTGCCGTTACGGTCTGGCACCACTACTATAAAGCGCTTCTTATCCCACTTCATTAGCTGGTCCATTACAAACGGGCGATACTTGGGCACAATAGCAGTAACGGTTGATGTATATACAGGAACGCCATCAACCACGCTTACTTCCTCATTAAATACAACGCTGTCGCGTACACCCTCAATATAAGTGGCAGGCGAATCGCTGTAGTGGCAAATAGCCTCATTTACATAATGGCCTACAGGTTTACCAACCGAAACAACCCGCGCAGCATCCCATGCCAAAAGATAACGGTTGCCACCGTTATTATCTTCTTTTAGTTTTATAAGGTTGTAATTACTCATTTTTTATACCTCGGGACAATCGGGGAAAAAAGTCCGTTATTTTTTTCTTTGCCTTATCAGTTGCACGTTTCGCGCCTTACCTTTTCTCGGTAAAATGCCTTTTTCATGTTTTCGTAGGTCGTTTCACTATAATCAATGTTGTAGCGTGAGCAAAAACTCTCAATCGCATTCTTTTGCCTTACACCCGCAATCATTTGCATTTGAACATAATGAAACAACTCCTCATAAATCTTAGCCGTTACATAGTAAATAAAGCGTTCCACATCTTTTTCTGTGATGTGAGTTCGCCCTTTTTCAACCATGTCGCTGGGCAGTTTCGCCTGCACAAAACATGGCTCCTTTACTATCATAGGCTTCTCACCAAAGTTAATGCGCCTGAATGGCGAAAAAAGTACAATACTTAAAGGGTCGGTTATTTTGTAGGTTATTATTTCTGAGCGGTAATAGCTCTGCAGAAAACTGCGCACCGGAGGAGTAACAGGAATTTTAACAACCATGTTAAATATTTCCTGCGAATTTACATAAACTATGTAAATACTTTATATTTTCTTTTGATTTATTTTATACACTAAGTTATCAACCACCCATAACATAAACAAGTCGGCCGGTAAAAATGGCCTCCATAAAATCACTCAGTTTATAGCTCAGCTCTTTTTTATTAACTACACTTTTGCCATCCAAAATTCCACCCGATTCCAACTCGGCAGCCACCACCTTTTCCTGATCGCGGTCCACAACCTTCCAGTGCGTTTCGGTCTTTTTTGACCTAAAAACCATGTTTTTTTCAATTTTCATTTTAGCCAAAGCATTTTTGTGAAAAACGTTCCAACGTTCCAAAAAAGTATATAACATATTGATACCTAAAATTATAACCATCAAAAAACCTTTGGAACACCTTTGGAACGTTTGGAACACTTTTGTCATGGTTTTGTCTGCGTTCCAACGTTCCAAAAAAAATACTATACATTTTACTATACTTATCTATTTGATTTTTACTTATTTATATACTTATTTTTGGAACGTTGGAACGTTGGAACGCTTTTCACCATATCCTAAAACCGATTTTTTGAAATATGGGGGTCGTGGGGTGACTGATTTATAGATTAAATCCATTAATCGGAGTTTGTATTTTTGAAATAAATCTATCGCTCAGATGCAAATAAATGTTGGTAGTTTTTACTGAGTTGTGGCCCGCCACTTTTTGTATAAGATTTATATCCGTTCCACTTTCAACCATGTGGGTAAAAGAGCAGTGCCGCATCAGGTGCGCATAAACCTTTTTATTGATCCCGGCTTTGCCTGCCAGCTGCTTTAATACCTCATTTACGCTGCGCGAGCTATATTGCGGCTCAAGCCGTCCGTTTAATACATACACCTGCGGCTTATAAGTATGATAATACTTTTCCAGCAGCGGAATAAGCTCAGGGGCCAGCGGCACCTGCCTGTCTTTTTTACCCTTTGCCTGCAATATGTTTATGATCATACGGCTTCGGTCAATATGCTTCCACTGTAAATTTATCAATTCTGAAACCCGCAACCCGCAGCTGTAAAGCAGCGCCATAATAACCTTATGCTTGGTATTACTGCAAACAGCAAACATGCGCTGCACTTCGTCTTTACTTAGCACAATAGGCAGCTTTTTACTTCCTCGCGGATATTCTACCTTATCAAGCTTATCCGGTTGGTTGCCAACCTTTGCATAAAATAACTTAATAGCACTTAGGTAAGCCCGGTGCGTGTTGGGTTCATTAAACTGAGTAAGAAACAATTTTATTTTTTCTGCAGATATTTCGCTTGGCTTGGTTGCCTGCCCATCAAAATGCGCCAGAAACTTGCCCAGGCACGAAACATAATTTTTAACACTTTCAGGGGAGTAGCGTTTGTAATTCATCCAGTCGGTAAGCTGCCGCTGGTATTTTCCGATGTTCATGTTGTTTGGTTTTGATTATTAGTTATTTATAAGGGTAGTTTACATATAATAGTTACGGAAAACCCCTTCGGGCTTTTCCGTAACGGAGCGGCTGCTTTGCGACACGTGACAGCCTGAAGGGGCTGTCCCGTAACAGGTGCTTTGGCGAAATGCCAAAGGCACTGTCGCAAAGCAGCCGCTCCGTTATGTTCCAGTTTGCTCTGCCTCCCCACGCAGTAGTTCACCATAATATTCCTTTGAGTGTTTGTCAGGATAATAATCCAAATGTCCACTTTCAAGGTATCCAGTTTTGTAAGCTGTAACTATAATCTGTTTCTCTTTTTCAAGCCATTCATCAAACTTCAAGCGCATTTCTTCGTGGTCTATTGCCACATATTTAGTTCCGTCTTGCCCTTCAATATTAAAGGCGTTTTCAAGTGTCCATTGGATTAAATCCTGTAATGATGTCGTCATATTATTTTATTTTTAGTTAGTAAATCCACCCACGCAAACCGAAAACATAACAGCACCTAAATCGCAAGTGGCTGAAAAAGCCACCAGCGTTTAGCTGCAAAACGTTCTACGCAATGCTACTGACTGCTTCTAATGGAGTGTATCGTTCAACTTTAAATAATTTTTTGCCCACCCGCTTTAAAAGAAATTTTTGTTCAGTCATATCATAACAATATCCGTAATGCTTGCACCTACCATTTTTTCCATTGTTCGGTTTATACCCATCACAAGCCCTTCCACATTCACCCGTTTCGCCAATGCAGAAATATTCTTTGCAGAAAAAATATCCTGTGCCCGTTTCTCTTACTGCAAGCACCAGCACAATTTCTTTTAAATCGTTTTCTATCAAATAGTCCTTGAAGTAATCTATCTGATAACAGTTTTCATCATTGTCATCTGTGAAGTATAGTTTTTTTGCCATCGCTAAAAATTATTTAAAGTTGTTTATCGTTTCAATTTAAGTTCATTGTAATTTGACCGCACTGCGTAGAACATACGATTAAATGCAACCTGCACCACCGCACAATGCCACCCTTCGCAGGCAGCATTAATCGTCCATCGTTAGTGGCAAGTGCTACGATAGGTCGTCTATTTCAGCTTTCCAATCCATACAATCTCTTTCCCTAACATTTGATGACATCCAATCAGCTACATCGGGGTATTTGTGCATTTCAATTTCATCGCCATTTTCGGCAGCTTTTACCATTTGCTCATAAATTTCTTTAGGCATTTCTACTCCTCCGTAACCAACTCTATAAGTTACTGTTAGGGAAAGAGATTTTACTTTTTTAGTTCCTTTTGACATTTTCGTTTAATTTACCGCACCAGCCACTAACAGTGGTTTTGTGCTATTATTTTGCCTATTAATTTTATCTAAGGCTTGAAATGTCTGCAAGGCAAAATAACAGACACAAAGCCGCAAAACGTTAGCAGTAATAAACCGCCAACGCACCTAAGCAAATCCTTCTCCTTTCTCAATCAGCACCCAAGTATTATCTCCATGTCTTTGATATGTTCCTGAACGCAACGGGAGGTTCAAATCAGCCAGCCACTCAACATTCGGTTCTTTCTTTGCCAATCGCTCAAACTTCATCAGCGTTGGGTATTCCTCAAATTCCAAGTTGCTATCTCCCATATAAAATTGCTTTCCGTCTTTCAGTATTACCCACCCGCCAAATCCGTTATACATTCTCGTATTTAATGGGAGTTTATCAACTGTGGCTGGACAGCAAAGGCAACCTCCCGTTCCTCCCTCAATAGCAGGCTTCCACCACGCAGGGTTACTACTGCTAACAGCAGCCTTATGCAATGCGGGGGTCGGTGCTTCGTTTGATACTTTTTTCTTTGTCATAAAATTCGTTTTTCAAATTAAGGTCTGTGCTATTAAGCCCGCACTGACATAAGGCTGCAAACCGTTATCGGCAAGCGGGTGCAGTCCTTCGTATCAAGTGCAGAGAGGAAAATTTGAATTAAAAAATCCTCCCCGCAAATGATTGAATTATGATTACTTCTTCGGCTTTTTTGGCTTCGGTTTTGGCATCGGCATTGTCATTGGTTTCTTAGCCATGATATTTGCGTTTAATTGTTATGCTGAAATTTATAGGCGTTCAGCTTCTCCTATTTTAATTTTACTTCATCATTAGTCAGCCATTTGTGATTTGTCATCTTCATTCCGTCTTTCATCACCACATCTGAAAGCATTGCAGGAAGTGAGTAACTTTTTACAGTTGCCGTTCCTCCTTTCATTCCGTCCATGTGATTTACAAGCACTTCAATATTACTCCCTTCTTTGATTACTTTTGATTTTGCATCATCCTTATTGTAATCAATTGAAAAATTGTCTTTCAATTTCTTCTTTGCATCATCCCTGTTTGATTGTGCTTCTAAAGAGCGGTCAACCGCCCATTGTTTAAGTGCTTCATCATCATATAATGCTTGAGCCGATTTTACTACTTGGTCGTAACTCTGTATCAGGTTAGCCAGTTTTTGTTTTGATGTATCTTTTGCCATTTTATTTTATAATTTAATTGTTAATGATTTAATGATTTGCCCACGCTATTTTTAATTCAAATTTTCTTTCCGTCTTCGTATCAACTTTTGTCGTGAGAAGTCCGCCAGCCGATAACAGCACCTAAAACGAAGGCGGGGGTTCTCTGCCTCTTATAAAAATTTGTAGTAGTTTGAAATTCATTGCTTCGTATTTAGTTTAGTGGTTAATCTCCCCGCCTTCGTTTAGCTGCAAATCGTTATAGCCAATGCTACGACAGCGATACAGCGGACACTTCATAAGGCTTTGGCTTTAGGTGTTTCGGTAAATACAATGGATGCTTTGGCGTTCCATCGTTTGACAATTCAATGTAGTGAAGTGGTTTGCTAATCCACGACAAAGGCTTCCAATTATGGTCTAATCGCTTTTGCAATTTGTCCACTATTGCACTATTCCCCCATGCACAAACAACCAAGTGTGCAAGTGCCGACATTCTTCTAAACCACTTTTCATTTTCAACGCCTACAACAAATGGAGCCTTCAGTAAGTCTTTCGGGTTTGTGGCTCTTAATGCAAACAAGTTCACAACGTAAATTCCACCATATCCCCAATCCTTGGCAAAGCCCATACATCTTCGAATAGTCGGGTCGTCTTTTTCTGCATCAGCCGTTGAAGGATTTAGCATTATGAATAATACTCTCGGTTTATTTTCATCCCAAACACGACAAAGGGAATAGCGATACTTTTCGCAATCAGACAGAACAGCACTGGCTATAACAGCACCCTTGCAAAAGCGGGGGTTCTGTGCTTCGTCTGATACATTTGTGGTTAAATCATTGTTCATCTTTCTAATTCAATTTTGTGGTTAAGTTCCCCGCCTTCGCAAGGCTGCAACTATTATATCGCCCCCTCCATCTCCATTTCCATTTGAGGATCATTATTTTTAAGGTTTACACCTAGCTCATCATATTTAAAAACATAAGCGCTGCTTACACCATCCTCAAAGCCGGTGGCTTTAATAAGCCCAACAAAAGCCTTGTGCCCGTGTATGTATGTTTTTAGTGAGCTCATGGCCATACCATTATGCCCGTGCTGCTTGCGGTGCATTTCCATATAAAGCGGATGCACCTTGGTAAACCTCATATAAAGCAGGCGGGTTGGTTTGTCAAGCACCACCGTTTTTTGCTCGGTGCGGTTAAGCATAATTTTAATCTCCTGGGCAGTATCAACCTTAAAATCAGTTTCAACAGAGCGCAAGCCATCCCAGTTAATGCGCTTATCACGAAACAAAAACTCAATCATCATCCAGAACTGGCTCAACGCTTCACTTTCACTTATCTGTGCGCTCTGCTCAATAATCATGGCTTTACTTAGCTTGTAAATTTCCTTATAAGTAAAAGGCAGTGGCAGCACATCTTCCAGCACCTTGGCCGCAGTAATAACAGTAATAAAGTTGCGCAGTATCCGCTCATTATAATCTTCCAGCTCCTCCTTCATGGCGGTAAACTGCTCCTGAAAAACGGTGGCAAACTTCGCCTCCATCAAATCGCGGTATTTGATCACATCAGCTATAACCCCGCTCAGTCCGCTTTCCTCCATCTGCTTAAGCTCGCTGTAAGCCTTTGTTGTATCTGTTTTACCTTGCCAGTCCTCTCTGCGAAAGGTAAGCAGCAGCGAGCGGGTAAAAAGCGCATTATCATCAAGCGTTGGCAGGTATTGCCCCGAAATAACACAGGCGCTGTTTACCTTGGTGCTTTCGGTGCGGTTATCGCGGCTCATTACACCCTTCTCGTGCCCGATACCATCATAAGCAGATTTCAAAGCCTGAAAGCGCTTCTGGTCAATCATGTCATTATACTCATCAAACCAAACAATGCTGTTGCGGGCGCGGGCAAGCTTGCGGTAAAAACCTACATTGGTTCCTGCTGTAAGGTTAAAGCCCGGCTGCGAGTTCCAGAAAATATTATTTAAGCTCCAGCCAAGCTGCGATTTACCACTACCCTTCTCACCAAACAAAAACAGGTGCGGGAAAATCTTGTATTTGCTGTAAATCATATCCCTGAAAAGCGCTGCCAGCAAAAAAGCAACTCCAAAGCGCCCCTTATCGCCATACGCCTCAACCATTAGCTTAGCCCAGCGCTCAAAATTGTTTTTAGGGGTGTGGGTAAACTTAAACCATCTGTCATTTTCATATTGATCATCCTCCTCACGCACATCGGCATAAATGGTAGAAAAGGCAGGCAAAAAGAAGTGCTTATCCTTATGCATAACCACCCCGTGCTGATTTACGCGCATAAAAGCACCATTATAAATACCATCGCTAAAGGCATAAAAACCTTCCGGCTGCCAGCCAAGCGTTTTTAACTCCTCGCAAAGCGGAAACTTATCTGCTATTTTAGCCACTATTTTATTTAAGTGTGCAGCGTTGCCCTCAAAGAGATAGTTGCCTTCATTAAAAACGGTTTCTTTAAATTGCTGCACGCCAACAAGCGCCTTGCTTTGTAAGTCCAGTACTTTATTAAGCCTGCCATTATCAATCTCAACAAGGCGCTTATTATCCATCTTGCTGTAAATATGGTGTAATGGCTTCATTATAAAATTGCTTACCGGCTTAAAGTCTATTGCGCCCACATTCCAAAAATAATAGCCCGCGTTACCCTTCTCAGAAAGCTCGTAAAAACCATTCTTTTCGAACTCCTCACGGTTTACACCCTTTGGTAATGGCTTATCAGTTGGGGCAATAACTTCGTCAAAAATTTCGCTTTTGTGGTTAAACACCTCGCGCTTAAAATCTTTTGAATCAAGTGCGCATATTTTAGCAACGCTTTTGCAGTAATCATTTACAATAATATCATCATCAATACGGCAAATCAGGTCAACCATTTCGTTAAAGAGTTCGCTTTTTTCGCGTATGTTTTTAATCAGTTTTGTTTTTACATCGGCAAAGTGCAGGATGGCATCGGTATGCATACCATGTATCTGAGCATACACATCTTCTGCCGGTGCTGTGGATCTGAAAAAATCATCCGGATCTAATCCTTCAGGTAAAATAACACACTCGGCAGTAAAGCCTGCCGCAATGGCAATGGGCAGGTTTTTAATAAGTGCGTTGCGCCCTGCCTTGTCGGCATCGTAAATAAAAACAAGGTGGTTGCAGTATTTTTTGAGCAGGCGGCACTGGGCAGGAGTTAAAGCGGTGCCGCAGGGAGCCACTGTATTTTCTAATCCAAAGCCGTGCATGCTTACCACATCCCAGTTACCCTCTGCAACATAGGCAAAACCCTTTTCGCGTATTTTGCTTTTGGACAAATTGAGTCCAAAAAGTTCGTTTCCCTTTATAAATACAGATGTTTCGCCTGTGTTTAAATATTTGGCGGCTTCCTTTTCTCCGCTCAGGTCGCGGCCGCTAAATCCAACCACCATATTTTTCTCATTGTGTATTGGAAACATAAGGCGGTTGCGGAATACATCGTATTTTTTCCCCTTACTCTCGCGTATAAGATCAAGGTCCTGCAACTGCTGCGCATTTTGACCGGCAAGCTGTGCCGCTTTAATCAGGTTATCCCAACCATCGGCAGCAAAACCAAGGTTAAACTTTTCAGCAAGTTCTTTAGAGCAGCGCAGTGCACCCTTTGGCGCATCAATCAAACGCTCATGGTAGTAGTTAGATGCCCATGCGTTAATATCGGTAAGGCGCTGGGTGCTTTCCATCTTTGCTTTGTAGGCAACAGCCTGCTCACTTTCATCATACTCAACAACAATATTGTGGTTGTGTGCCAGTATTTTTATAGCCTCCAGCCACTCAACACCCTCTTTGTGCATTACAAAATTAACAGGGCTGTTACCACCTTTGCCGCAGCCAAAGCATTTATAAATCCCTTTGGCTATGCTAACATTAAAGCTTGGTGTTTTCTCATCATGAAAAGGGCAGCAGCTTCCATAGTTGGCTCCCTTCTTTTTAAGGTCAACTCCATAGCGGTTTATTACCGTTACAAGGTCTAATTCATAAACTTTATCAATAGTGGAAGGCGAAATGAGCATATAGGGGTTTTGTATATTAAAGGTTTATAAATAATAGTGCCGCGGCTATAGCCACAATAATTACTACCGCACTTACGGTAATAACCTCGGCAATAAAATCGCGGGGCGCATTTTTCTGCGCATTAATAGCCGCAAGCTCTGCAGCCTTATCAGCAGCAGCCTGATGGGCAGCCTGCACCATTTTCTCCACTCTTCTTTTAAAGCTGTCCGGGTCAAGATTATAAGGGCGGTTGCCCTCATTTACAAAGCGGGCGGTGCGCCTCCATGCTTTATCAAGTTGTGTGTAAATCTCGTCAAGCTCGTGCTCAGGAGTTTTGGCAAGTATTGCCTGTTTAAATTGCTCAACATAAATGGCAAGCTGGTTGCCATATTTTTCTGCTGCCCTTTCTGTAATTCTGCTATTCATTTATTTTTAATTATGAGCGCAAATACACTGCGCTGTGGTTTATATCTGGTAAAGTGCGCGGCCTCCGCGCAGGTAAATTTCCTGCAGCTTATTTATTACTAGCTGAGCGCGGCTGTGGCTTTCAATATTCACAGCAAAATCAATCATATTAAGCTTGCCCTGCTTTTTATTAAATTGTATTATTTTACAGGTTGTTTTTCCTTCCTCCTGAGTAATTGTAAATATTCCGGCAGCAGGATCTCCGTTTAGTATTTGCATAATGCTGGTTTCGCTTTTTTCTACTGCGCGCATAATTATTGCTGTGTTTGGTATGCATAACGGCCCCATCCGGTTGCCTTCTTTTTTTCAAATAGCTTTTTGCGCAGCTTTTCTATATCTGCACCGGGCTTAGCAAATACCACTGTTTTTTCATCCAAGCGATATGGCACAAGATTTTCGGGTTGCGGGTTTTTCATTTGTTGCGGGTGTTAAAGTTTGGGCTCTCAAATGTTTCAATGGTAGCATCGTGCTCATCGTGCAAGGCAACTCTGTAATCGCTTTGCTTATGCTTAAGCCCGATAATAAGAGCGGGGATGTCTGCAATCATATCCATGTATTTATCAAATGTGCGCTCGCCATACAGTTTATCGGGGCGGGCTTTTGTGTACTCGGTAATTTTTAGTTTGTAAGGCATTTGGGGTATTGTTTTTGGTTTGGAGGTTTTGTTTAGTGCTATAAATCAGCAGTAGCCCGCGAGTTTGCATAAGCAGCAAGATCGTTGCAGGCAAATCTTACAGGTATTCCAAGCTCATCAGCCAGCTCAATTTCCATTTTTGCGCCTTTGCTGTTTTGCCAGCCATCCAGCACCATAAGATAATCTACATTTTGAGTGCGTATAGCTTTAAGGCACTCATCCATATAATCATCGTGAGTAAAGCCTGTGGTATCTATTCCTTCAAATAAATCGTGCGGAACAATGGTATCATAACCCATTTCAGTTAAAATAACTTCCACTGCCCTGAACTCATCAAGGTTAAGCCCCGGCATATCGGTAATAGGTCCGCAGATGTATGCTTTAAGTTTGCTCATGCTGATAGTATTTGGTTTAATTGGTTTAATTGTTTTTGATTGTGCCCGTTTTTGGGTATAAGCAGCGCTACCTTTTCGGCATTTTTGCGCACCCAGTTTTTTAGCACCTGCTCGTTGCTGTAATATGTTGCGTATTTTTTTACTTCTTCATAAGCGCTGCGCACCTGCATTGTAGTATTGCCTTTGCAGCTGTTAAGCAACATGGCTCTCTGCTTTAAAAGCGAGCACAAAAACTGAGATGTGGAGTTGGTTGCCATATTAATCAAGTTGATCTATTGCAATCTCCAGCGCTTTTGCTTTTTTCTGGTCGGCAGCCGCTTTTTCGGTTACCAGTTGAATTATGCGGGGTATAATATCATGATGGTCGGGCGCGATTCCGTTTAATACCCGCTCAATCCATGCAATGCTTTTACCCTTTTCATCTGCCACCACCGCTTTAATTTCGGGGGTGGTTTTGGCTTTCAGTTTATTAAGTTTTGCTTTGGTTATCATTTATGGCACGCTTTTAGATTAGTTTGTATTTACTTTTTAAAATGTGTTGTTTTTGCTTTTAAAAAACTTTGCAAATGTTTAATTAATGTTTGAAATATCAAAAGAAAAGCAAAGGTTTTATTAAACATAAAACACAACTATTTGATTTACAAACGGATTAATTTTGTAAACACAATTTTTAAATACCCCCAAAATGAAAACTACCCCAGAAGAGCATCGCGGCAAAATTGTTTTGCAGCGCATTAACGATTGCGGTTTTAGTAAAAAAGCTGTTTATAAAGCCTTAAAAAAATCACAGGTAACGCTTGACGCTTGGCTTGAAAACCCTCGCCTTGGCTATGAACAAATAAGAAAAATAGGGAAAATTATTAATTATGACTTTGCTCGCGACTTTCCGCAAATGGCTCCATTAACACATAATGAGTTAATTTCGGGCACGGCAAACAAAACTGCAGTTGTATATGAAAAGCCTGAAACAAAGGTCAAGTGCTGGCAAATGCTGGAGGAAATGCGCGGCAAATACATTCACCTCCTGGAAGAAAACAAGGCATTATCATCAGCCTATATTTCACTGCTCAACAAATAATTTACAACAGCCGGAAACGGCTTGTAAATAAAATGACTATCTATTTAATAAACAGTAAGTAAGTTGTTTACTTACTGTTTATTATAGGCACTTTAAAAAACATTAATTATTTGATTTTCAAATAATTACAAATATATTTGCAATTCATTTCTAACAAATGAAAGTAATAACATTCCGAAACTACCAACACCCCAACCTTGCATCAAGGTTTACCCGCGACAGAAAATACCACTTCTGGATACCAGGCAAAACGTTTTATTTTGGCAGTGAGCGCAAATGCCTTGCGTTTATGGCTGAAACAAGCCGCTTTTTCTCAGATAAGTTTATTGAGTTAAACGACCTGTATGGCGAAATATTTACAATGTGGCGCGGATTGTGGCTTTACGACCTTGGCGCTGATGAGCGCAGAATAGTTGAAAGCATTAACACTATTGAGTTATATATGAACCGTGCCCACAATTACGGCACATCTCACGATAATAGCCTGCCCGTGCGTGCCCTGCTTACCGTATGCGATACTATGGTGCAAACTTGCGAGCTTATGCGCCAGCAGCACGATAAGCGCAGCAGCACCGCATTAAAAAAGAAAGCGCGATCTTTTCAGATACGCGCCATCTCTATCAAATACCAGTTTGAAAACTACAAAGGCCCCGATGAGCTTACAATACCTGATGAGTATTTAATTGAGCAGGAACTGGAAGCCGCAAACATTTAATCCTTGCTTATGTGCCTGGAAGAAGAAAACTCCTCCATATCACTTACAAAATCGCCAAGCAGCTTTACTGTAGTTACTAGCTCGGCTCTGTCTGTACCTGTTATGTGTGCCATATCCGGGCTTTGCATAGCATAGGTAAGCAAATCAAATAATGCGGTGCGTGTTGTTTTTGAATTACTCCAGAAATAAAATTCATTAATTCTTTTCTGCAAATCTGCCAGGTCTGGCATTTGTTGATTGTGTTTTTTTGCGTTCTGCATTTTATTATGTATTTATTTAGAATCAGAAAGGGGCTGCAGAACGCTCACCAGCCGTAGCTAGCGATAATTACCGGTCTGGTTACCCGGCTCCCCTTTCCTTTTCGTTAAGTTATATTAGTAGTGCTACAAAGAACGATGAGCGTCTGCACTGCAAAGATTAGAATAGTTTTTGAATTGGCAAAATTTATTTTTTTAAAGAGCTACCATCATTAAAAATAATTGCGTTTGGAAACCAACACGGTTTCATTGTAGCAGTATCCTTTTTTATGATTTCAGCAATGGTTTCAGGTGTCTTAAATCCTGATTTCACACTAATATAAACACTTGCTTGAGGCTCAATATCCTGCTCTGTTTCTACTCTAATAAAATCAATTTGCCTGTCAAATATATCATCAAGCCCAAACCTGCCATCTACGCCTATAATTTTTTTATTTGTATTGTTTGTAATGGTAAGTTTATAAATAAGATCTGGGTAGTATTTGTCATTTGTTTTGGTTATTTCAATAATCCTAATTGCAACTGCCGCCTTTAATTTTGCCTCATTCTCCTTTTCCGCAATAGCAATCGAATCGGCCACAAATGCTTCTCTTTCTTTTTTTATTTTTTCTACTGCAAGTAATTTGTTTGCATCATCTATGATTTGCCTATATGTTTTCCCATCCACTACATCGCCAAATATAGCAGATCTAAGCAAATACATATTTATAATGTAAGCTGCGCTGTCAACTTCATTGTCCGCGCTTATGTCTTGGAGGTCTTTTGGCAGTGTTGTAGCGTTATAATTTCTATCAAGCGGCTTTTTACACGATATCAAAACTACTACTGTAAGCAATAAAAATATGATTTTTCTCATGTTTTTTTGGTTATTCGTTTCAGCAAATCTATTGCAACTGTTTTTAATAACCAAAAGGGTGCAAGAATTAACCGCGAGCGCGGATGTATGTAATGGCGGTTACACCATTGCTCATATGTTTCTTCATCTTCCTGCGAGTGTTTTAATTTCGTCATACTCTGCCTGTTTTTGTACTAATCCGCTGCGCCCCGTAAGGCTTACTTCTGCTTTTAATACGTTTTGTTTTTTAGCAACCGTTTTCTTTAGGTCGGAAACTTCCGCAATAAGCGCATCAAATTTTTTATACATCATTTTATCTGCACCGCCCATAGCGCCTGCAGCGCCACCGCCTGCCCTCGCAACCGATGCATTTGCCACATCAAAGTTAAGCAATTTAGGTAATAACCGATTTGGTATGCCTCCCAGCTGTGCGTTTACATCAGCCGGCACTATGCGCTCGCCCTCGTTCAAATATGCCGGTATGGTATCAAC